TATAGGATTATGCATAACTGGATCAAGGATAGCCTTCTATTTAAATTAGGTGTTGTAAAATTTTGTTGGGATGAAACTTTTGTTGTAAAAGAAGAAGATTACGAAAATTTAACTGAAGGTGAGTTAGCCTTACTTCTAGCCAATCCAGATATTGAGATTGTATCTCAGCAGGAAAACATGGCTACAGTCATCAATGAGATGGGTGAAGAAGTTGAGGTTGTACAAAGCTATAATTTAAAAGTTAAAATTAAAGAGAAGTCTGGCAAGGTTAAAATTGAAAATGTACCGCCAGAAGAATTTTTATTTAATCGTAGAGCCAAGACATTAGAAGACTGTTACTTCATGTGTCATAGAACAACAATGACTGTATCAGATCTTGTTTCAATGGGATATGATAGAGACTTAGTTGAGCAGTATGCAGGTCAGATTGATGGCGAAGTCGATGAGGAAAGACAAAGAAGATTTGAAGATCTAGAAAGCCAGACTGGAAGAGATCCATCCGATACATCACAAAAAGATGTAATTGTTCATGACATTACAATGAAGGTAGATTTTGATGGTGATGGTGTAGCTGAGTTACGTCACATATTAGCCATTGGTGATACTGGTACAGAAATTTTAGAAAATGAAATTTGTGACCATATACCTTTTGCAGTTATATCACCGATATTGATGCCTCACAGATTAGTTGGCAGATCTATCTTTGATGTAACAGAAGATATACAGACCATTAAGACAACCTTAATGAGACAATATTTAGACAGCACTTACCATTCTGTTTTGCCGAGACTTATGGCTGTAGAAGGTCAGGTTAATCTTGATGATTTACTTGATGGAACAGCAGGCGGTATTATTAGAACAAGAACAGCAGGTGCTGTGCAACCTTTATCAGTTCAGGGCATAGGCTCAGAAATACAGCCACTCATGCAGTATTTGGATGAAGTTAAGTCTGACAGAACTGGAATATCAAAAGCCTCTCAGGGGTTAGATCCTTCAGTTCTTCAAAGTACAACTGCTTCGGCTGTATCGGCAACTGTTAAAGGTTCGCAACAAAAATTAGAGAGTTATGCCAGAACAATAGCTGAGACTGGTGTAAAAGATTTATTCAAAGGTATTTTGTATTTAATTACAGCATACCAACAGCAAAAAAGAATTGTAAGACTAAGAAATCAGTTTGTGCCAGTCGATCCAAGAGAGTTTCAATCTGGTTTTGATGTCATCGTAAATGTAGGATTAGGAACAGCAGATGATGAACAAAAAATTTCATTTTTACAAGCTATTGCAAGTAAGCAAGAAGTTATTTTGCAAACTTTGGGAGCAAACAATCCGATTTGTGATTTGGCTCAATATACCAACACACTTAGACAAATTTGTGAGATTGGTGGTTTCAAAGATGCAGACCAGTTTTTCAAACCTGCCGAAGCTGTGCAAATGCAAGTCCAAATGCAACAGCAAGGGCAAGCAGACCAAGTAAGTCCAGAACTGCAAAAAGTTCAGGCTGAGATAGAAGCTAAGAGAGCCAAGCAGGAAGCAGACATTGAATTGAGCAGGCAGAAGGCTATGGCAGACATAGAACTTGCCAGAGAAAAGATGAATGCCGAGATGGAAATGAGAAGGCAAGAATTACAGCTTGAGGCTGAGTTAAGGGTAGCAAAGGCGGTAACCGATGCAGACATCAGTACCAACCTTCCAAGAAACTAGAAACTATTTAGGTGACATTCTTTATTTAGTCGCTGTTTCTGAGTTTCATCATCATTGGAAGATGCACCAAGTTAAAAGAGTTTTTGTACCTCCAGTCCATTACAAGCAGTATAGGATTTGGTATTCAAATAACAATCCAGTCGGTGCTTGCATATGGGCATGGGTTTCCGATGAAGTATTGGAAAAACTAAAAACTGACAGTTACAAAATACAGCATGATGACTGGCAGTCTGGAAAGCATTTATGGTTAGCTGAATTTATTTCACCATTTGGTCAGACAAGACAGATGGTTAGAAATATGAGGCAATTCGTAAGAAAGAATTATGGCAAAAAAGTTAAAGGGCAATGGTATCGACCTTCTAAGAAAAAGGTTGGTTTTGCTGTCAGTTAGGAGACGTAATGGGTGAAAGTGCAGATAACTCAAGTGAATCAGATGAAAGTCAAGAAGCAAAAGAAAGATTTGAAGAATTTGGTATTGGTCAGGGAATAGATCAGTCAATAGGTTTTTCTGATGATGTCAATATAAATACAAAATATATGGCAGGTCAAAATCAAATGGCTCAAAATGTTTTAAATAACATAAAAGCTGATAATGCATTTGCACAAGAGCAAGTGAATATTGATCAATTTGGTTATGACCCAAATCAAACATCTGTAACTGTTGGGGCAGGTGATATTTTTGGTTTAAAAGACAGTATAGAAAAACAGTTAGCTTTGGGTGGCACACCAGTTTTCAATAAAGATGGAACTATTGGTGGTGTGATGGGTGCAATGAGAGATGCCCCTGCTTTTGGTATGCTACCTGCTTTTATGCAAAACTTATTGCCAGATACTCAGGTTTATACTGGAAGGTCTGAATTAGATCCTTTTGGGTTTACTCCAGATGATGACAATAATAATGAGATTGTTCAGCCAATCACTAATCAAATAACTGGTCAAACAAGATGCCCTGATGGTTATGTGTTTGATGAAGACTTGCAGGCTTGCAGGCTTGATACTGGAACAAATAAATTAAGCAATACACCAATAAATGTATCTGGAACGAATGTACCAACATCTGGTTTTTTTAGAGGTTCATTATTAGACAATGCACCGATGAATACACCATCTGGATTTAACTTCGCAGATGCCAACCAGAAGTTTGTCAATCAGTTTGTTTATGATCCATCGATATATAAAAACCCAATGGGGTTAAGTGGATTTACACCATTTAGGAGGAGTAAATGAGTAGAGAAGGTAAATTAACAAAACAAATAGATGAGGGTGGTCAGGCGGAAAGTCTGATTAAAAACCCAATATTTGAAAAAGTATTTAATAGTTTAGAACAAGAATTTTTGACTGCATGGAAGTCTTCCTCAGTCGAAGATAGTGCTGAAAGAGAAAAACTTTATTATCTGTTTCAGGCATTACAAGCACTTAAAACTGGAATTTTAAATGTAAGTGCAAATGGAAGACTAGCGAAATCTCAATTAGATGAAATGGTTGGGAGATCGAAAACAATTAACTAAATAAGAGGGGATCATGGTAGACACAAATAATGTGAGCAATGAACTTAGTGTTAACACAGCAGTAAATGAATTATTAGCACCACAGCAGGAAGCCGAAAAGGTAACTCCAGAAGTTGTGGATAATACTGAGCCACAAGAAGAAGAGGCTCAAGTATCAGAGACAGAAGAACCAGAGGAAATCGTAGAAGATAACTCCGAAGAAGGCGATGAAGTTGAAGATACAACTGGTCAGGAAGATGACATAGAGGAAGTCGAAGAAGAAGTCCAACTCTACAAAGTCAAGATTGATGGAGAAGAGGCTGAGGTAACTTTGGATGAGGCTTTGTCTGGTTATCAGAGAGAGCAGACATTCCATAAGCGAATGAATAAGTTGTCTCAGGATCGTAAGTCGTTTGAAGCAGAACAAAATCAAACGAAGCAACTGAGAGATCAATATGCTTTGGCACTTCAGCAATTACAATCTCAATTACAAGTTGAAGAACCTAATTGGGATGAACTTAAAAAGACCAAGACAGCAGAAGAGTTTTCATTAATTCATTCTGACTGGTCAATCAAACAAGATCATTTAAGGAAAATTAAAGATCAACAGCAGGCAATACAACAACAACAGCAACAAGAGGCTCAGGAGCAGTTTCAAAATCATTTAAAACATGAGTTTGATATTATGCTTGATAAAATACCGACTTGGAGAGACGAGAAGGTAAGAACTAAAGAAAGAGCCGATGTTGTTAGCTATGCTAAATCTATGGGTTACACCGATGAGGAAATTGGTCAGGCTTCTGATCATAGAGCCATCGTAACTCTAAGGAAGGCAATGCTGTGGGATAATTTAAAAGACAAAACACTTTCTGCTAAAAAGAAGGTGAAGACAGCACCGAGAATGGTTAAGTCAGGAGTTCCAAAAACGAAAGCTGAAGTTGTATCTAGAAAAAATAAAGAACTTAAAAGTAAGTTCTATAAAGATGGCTCTATTAATAGTGCTGTCGAACTTTTAATGAAACAATCATAGCCAAATAAGGAGAACTAATTATGGCAACACATACCACCGCAACTGCTGTCGGAGAGAGAGAGCAACTTGCAGACATTATCTATAGAATTGATAGTGATGAAACTCCTATCTTTTCTACATCAGCAAAAGAAACTGTTAATGGCACACTCGTAGAGTGGCAAACTCAAGAGTTGGCTTCAGCAGGTCAAAACTCATTGTCAGAAGGTGCAGATGCAACATATGCTACACCAACTGCAACAGTAAGACTTAATAACTACACACAAATTTCAGGTAAAGATTTTGCAATCTCTGGAACATTAGAAAGTGTAGATAAGGCAGGTAGAGACAGAGAATCAGCCTACCAAAAAGTCCTTAAAGGTCTTGAGTTAAGAAGAGACATTGAGAAAATTATTGGAGACTTAAACGTAGCTAAGTCTGGATCTGAGCCAAGAAAATCAGCAACACTTGTTACATGGATGACAAATGGTGATGCTTCACCATCAGACATTTCATTTGGAACTGGTGATGGATCAGACGTAGCAGACTTAACTGGTACAGAGGCTTCATTAACATTAGCTAAAATTGACAATGCTGTAACTCAGGCATGGCAAGATGGTGGCAGACCAAGAATATTGGTTTGCGATGCTACTAACAAAGCTAACATCTCAGACTTGTCTCAGGCAGGTACAAACCTTGTAACAAACCAAGTCAATACTACAGAAGGTAAAGCACCATCATTTGTTGGAGCAACTTCTGTATACTTAACAGACTTTGGTACATTAGACATAACTCCATCAAGATTTATGTCAGATGACAAGTTGTTTGTTATCGATCCAGATCACATTAAGATTGGTACACTCAATGGCAGAAACTTTTCTGAGAAAGAGTTAGCACCAACTGGTGATGCGGTTAAACACCAAATCATCTGTGAGTGGGTGTTAATGCCAACTGCACCAAAAGCACATGGTGCTGTTATCGGTCTAAGCGGATCTTAATCCGAGAATAGATAAGGGAGATTAATTTCTCCCTTCATCTTTTATAGGGGTGTTATGAAAAGATTAATTAATAAAAATCCTTACACAAATAAGGAAATATGGTGGCATGACAACAAAGATGGAACGTACACCATCGAAGAAAAAATGCACATCAAAGAGGTATTAGAACAGAACCGAAAGTTTCATAATGCATATGAAAAAGGTTCTATGATTGGTAATACTCAGAAGCATTGGCAACACGTTGCTGAGATACCTAATACTTTGTATTTGGAACTTAAACAAAAATTTGGTGATCCTAAGGATAATCCAGAAGCTAGTAAAAAGTGGAAGGCTTACCTCAATGATCCTGACAATAGATACCTAAGAACTGGCGGTGGATGGCTATGAGCATATCGAACTATTCTGAATTAAAAACTGCAATTGCTAACTTTCTTGCAAGAACTGATTTAGATGATCAGATCCCTAACTTCATTGAACTGGCTGAGGCTAGACTATCAAGAGAGTTAGAAACAAGAGATCAGGAAAAAAGAGCAACAGCAACTCTTACAGCAGGTGATGAGTATACAGCATTGCCAACTGATATGAGAGAGGTAAGAGAAGTAAAAATTAATACTTCACCTACAGCAGTTTTAGAATATAAAAGTCCGATTGCTTTAGATAAAGACTACTCAGCTAATACGAGAGGGCAACCAGTAGCTTACTCAATAGTTGGGGCAGAATTAAAACTAAGACCAATTCCAGATACCAGTTACACAGCAGAAATCATTTACATCGGTAGTCTGTCTGCATTGTCAGATACAAATACAACCAACCAGATGTTAACAAGACATCCTGATGCATATTTGTCAGGTGCTTTAGTTGAGGCATACACCTACTTAATGGATGAGCAAAGAGCCTCTACTTATGATGCTAAATTCTCCAGAGCAATAGAGGAGATCAGAAAAGATGAGCAGAGATCACATTATGGAACTGGATCTCTTCACATCAGTTCAATCTATGCAAGACAATCATCATCAGCAAGTTAGGAGATAAATTATGTCAGCAATGAGTGATTATTTAGAACTCAAATTTCTAGATCATTTTACTGGAACAGCCTCTACTACAGCACCTTCAGCAGTTTACTTAGGTCTATCAACTGCAAGTTTAGCAGACGATGCTTCTGGTACAGAATTATCTGGAAACAATTACACTAGAAAAGCAATAACTTTTGCTTCAGCCTCTGGCGGATCAATTGCAAGTAACTCAGCGGTTGAATTTAATAGTGCTACTGGATCATGGGGTACTGTTTCGCATTGGGGTATTTGGGATGCTTCATCTAGTGGTAATTTATTATTTCATGGTGCTTTTACAGCTTCTAAGGCAATAGCAACTGGAGATATTTTAAAAGTAGCAAGTGGCTCTTTGACAATATCCGCTGACTAAAGGAGTTTATCATGGCTTTGGGTGTACCCAATCTAGACCAGATAACAACTCCATTAGATAGCATAAGTGGAAGTCTGGATACTGATGCAGACTTACAAAAAGTTGAATTTAATAATCCAACATTAGAGCAACTTGATAGTTGGGGTTTATTAGATAGTCTTGATACATTTGGTAATTTAGACAGCCTAAGTTCTCTGGAGGTAAAGCAGGGAACTGCAAGTGCTTCTACTACTGCAACAGCGACAGCCGAAATTCAGTTTTCTATTGAAGTCGATGCTTCTGTATCTACTAGTGCAACTGTTTCAGCTTCAGCGATAAAGATTAGGACTGCAAGTGCAAGTGCTAGTTCTAATGCTACAACTTCTGTTTCTGGAATAAGAATAAGAACTGCGGTTGCATCAGTTGCTACAGTTGGAAATATTTCAGCTACCGCAACTTATACAGTTGGAGCAGAAGTCAATGTATCTTGTCAGGCAACTGCGACTGCATCAGCAATAAGAATACAACAGCCTGAAGCTAGTGTAAGTACAAATGCTACAACAACAGCAACTGCTAACATAGTTGTATTGATTGAGGCTAGTGGTGCAACGACTGCAACAATTGAGGCTACAACTAATTACACAGCCTCATTTACAGCAACTGGCAGTTTGTCAGCATCAAGTACAGTTACTGCAAAAATATTAGGAGAAGAATGGTCATTAGTTTCAAGTGATAATGAGACATGGTCAGACATAGCAAGTGGATCTGAAATATGGTCAGTACAGTCATCACAAAATGAGGTTTGGTTACAACAATGATTAAGTTTGGAGAATGGCTACCAGATCAGCCAGATTTAGAAAATAGTGGTGTTACTGTAGCTACAAATGCAATACCTGCTATGGATGGATATAGATCACTAAATTCTTTATCTAATATTAGCAATCAGGCAACTGGTACATTAAAAAATATTTTTAGTGCAAAAGACAATTCAGGCAATGTAAAATTATTTGCAGGTGATGCGACAAAGTTATACAGCTTTAATACTGGTACATCAAATTTAGATGATGTAACAAATTCTGGTGGTAACTATTCATTAACTGACAGCGAAAGATGGAGGTTTGTTCAGTTTGGTACATCGGTCATTGCTTCTGGTGGCATTGGTGAAAATATTCAAGAATTTACATTAGGAACTGATAGTCTATTTGGTGACTTAGGTGGATCACCTCCAAAGGCAGATTTTATTGCAGTAGTAAGAGATCAGCTTTGGACTGCCAATATTGATGAAGGATCTGGCAGAGTTCCATTTAGAGTGAGATGGTCAGGCATTAATGATGCGACTTCATTTACAACTGGAACTGATCAGTCAGACTTTCAAGATCTTGTCGATGTAGGTGACATAACTGGTTTAGTGGGTGGTGAGTATGCGGTCATACTTACACAGAAAGCCATATTAAGGGCAACGTATGTAGGTACACCCTTAATTTATCAAATAGATAAAATTGAAACTGCAAGAGGTTGTGCTTTTTCAGGATCAGTAAGCAACATTGGAAGACTTGTTTTCTTTTGTAGTGAAGATGGTTTTTATGCTTTCGATGGAACTAAAAGCACTCCAATCGGAGCAGAAAAAGTTAATAAGTTTTTCTTTAAAGATTTTAATTCTGCATTAAGTAACAAGATGACTTGTGCTGTAGATCCAACAAACCAGATTGTTGCTTGGAGTTATGTTTCAAACAGCAACACTTCAGGTGAAATACCTGACAGATTGCTTATCTACAACTATGCAATAAATCGTTGGTCTCTTGCAAATGTGGATACAGATTTGTTAGCACCTTTTTACACATCTGGATATACACTTGAAGATCTAGATAATTTAGCAAGTTCACTAGATGAATTGCCTGCACCATTAGACAGTAGTTTGTATAAGGGTGGAGAGTTTTTATTTGGTGGGTCTAATGACAAAAGAATATCTTCATTTACTGGTCAGCCTCTAGATGGAGTTATTGAGACTGGAGAATTTGCCATTAATAAAGGTAGGCACTCACTTGTAACGAGATCAGTACCTTACTTTAAAAATGGATCTGTAACAGTACAAGTTGGAACAAGAGACAGACAAGATAGCGATGTAACTTTTTCAACTGCAAATTCTTTGACAGATGAAGGATTTATCCAACATAGATCTCAGGCTAGATTTCATAGGTTCAGATTAAATATAACTGGCTTTTGGGATTTTGCTAAAGGACTGGATATTGAAGGTCAGCCGATAGGTAGAAGATGACAAGAGTAAACAATTACAAGAGGCTTTCTCCATTAGGCGAAGAGCCAAGAGTAATATCTACAGTTGTAAACAATATTTTAGATGGAAAAGTCAATTCAACTGGATCAATTACTTTAACAAATAGTTCGACAACGACAACATTATCCGATGATAGAATAGGGGGAGATAGTGTTATATTATTTATGCCAACAACAAGCGATGCCTCTTCAGTTAACATCCACGTTACTGGAAGACAAAAAGGTCAGGCAACTTTAAATCATGCTAGTGCTACGACCACAAGATCCTTCGATTACGTCATTTTGGGATGAGTTTAATCGTTGCAGGAAATGGATAGAAGATGCATTGGAGTATGCACATAACAGTCATACATCAGATCAGGTTTACGATTTAGTAAAATCAGGAGATGCCCAACTTTGGTCATTTAATGATAGTGCCATTGTTACAGAAATCGTTGAGTACCCTCAGAGGACTGTACTTAGATTTTGGTTAGCAGGTGGCAATCTAAATACTCTCTTGAAAGCGGAGAGGCATATTGTCGATTGGTCAAAGCTGTACAAATGTACTGGAGTTGAAATCATCGGCAGAAAAGGATGGCAGAGAATGCTTAAAGATTATCAATCATCATCAATCGTTTTAGTAAAGGAAATAAAATGAGTAAAGGCGGAAGTCAAAGATCTGTAAACACTCAGGTAGAACCACCATCATATGCAAAGCCATTTTTGGAGTTCGGTTTATCTGAAGCAAAACAAAGATATGAAAGTGAAATGCCTTCATACTATCCCTTCTCAACAACTATAGGATTTAGTCCTGAGAGTGAAATGGCATTGGGTATGGTTAGAGATAGAGCATTAGATCCAAATAGTCTAACTGCACAGATGCAAGACGTAGTACAGCAAAATTTAACTGGAACAAATCCATTAGTTTCTATGGCATTTAAGCCTGCGATTGATACTGTTACTTCACAGTTTTCTAAAGCAGGAAGATATGGTTCAGGTGCAAATCAGCAGGCATTAACATCAGCCTTAGCACCTATTTCTTACAAAGCACAAATGGATGCAATGAGACTTGCTCCAACAGTACAAAACTTAGATGCACAGCAATTGGCACAAGTTGGAAGTGCAAGAGAAGCTGATGCTATGGCTCAGTTACAAGACAATATAAATAGATTTAATTACGAGCAGAATATTGGAGACCAGAAACTCCAGAACTACCTATCACTAATTGGTGGCGGTACAACTGGTTCAAATACTATACAGCCAGTATTTAGAAATCAGGGAATGTCAGCCTTAGGTGGTGCTTTAGGTGGGGCACAATTAGGTCAATTAGCAGGCTTTGGCGGTGGTACTGGAGCATTGCTTGGCGGATTATTGGGGTTAGCATAATGGCAAGACCTATAGATATTTTGTTAGGTATAAACCCTAATACTGGATTAAATGCAAGTGCTTTAGTCGCAGATCAAAACTTCCCTTCACCAGTAAAAGTTGAACCCTTAAATTCTTTAATGG